CTTCACTCACCACGAGATTTTTTTGATATTGGTTAATTTTTACAGAAAAAAACAGGAGATACTATGAGTAAAATAGCAGCAGAATATATTGATATAAACCAACTGAAGCCTTGGGATAAGAATCCTCGGAAGAATGACCACGCAGTTAGCGAGGTAAGACAGAGTATAGAGCGGTTCGGATTCTCTTCTCCAATCATCGCTCGTAAATCTGATAATGTGATTATCGCAGGTCATACACGCTGGAAAGCAGCTAAAGAGATAGGCTTAAAAGAGGTTCCAGTACGCTTTATGGATCTTGATGTAGTGGATTCTCAACTCTTAGCGATCGCAGATAATAAACTTAATGAGAGAGCAGATTGGGATGAAGATCTACTCGAGCAGGTACTACAGGATCTAGCAGGAGAAGATCTAACCGGGATTGGGTTTGATGATAATGAACTCCAAGATATTATCGATAAGATATCGGATACAGATACGAAGGAAGAGAATGAAGATCTCCCAGAACTAGAAGAAGAGGTTTATTCCAAAGAGGGAGAGATCTACGAACTGGGACCGCATAGATTACTCTGCGGAGATTCAACACTAAAAGAGAATTGGGAAAAGTTACTCGGTGATGAGAAAGTAAATATGATTTTAACCGATCCACCATATGGTATGAATCTAAACGTAGAAATTAGTAATCGAAAAGGCGGAAAAGGTACATGGATACACAAAGCAAAAAATTATACACCAGTAATTGGAGACAACGAAGATTTTAAAGATTCGTTAATCACATCAATATTTGCAATATTTCCGAATGTCGAAGAAATTTTTATTTGGGGAGCAGATTATTTTGCTGAGTTAATACCTAACAGAAAAAAAGGTTCTTGGTTTGTTTGGGATAAAAGATTCGGTGTAGAAAACATGAAACTAACATTTTCTGAATTTGAATTGTGTTGGTCAAAAAAAAAGCATCACAGATGTATTTCAAGAATCACTTGGAGTGGTATTTTAGGAACTGAACAAGAATTTGATCACAAAAGGCATCACCCAACACAAAAACCAATAAAATTAATAAACTGGATGTTCGAACAATATGGTAAAGAAAAAGATATTGTTATTGATTTTTATGGTGGTTCTGGCAGTACACTTTTGGGATGTGCCGCAAGCAATCGAATATGCCGCTTAATTGAACTTGATCCAAAATATTGTGATGTAATCCGAAGAAGGTGGACAAGATATGCAACAGAGAACGGATTAGAAGTAGGCACCGGAGGGCTCGAATAATGGCTAGGAAATCTAAGTTTATTGATGCAGTAACAGATCGAATAATGGAGGCTCTCCGCTTGGGGGCTACTTATGAGCTCGCTGCGGAGTATGCGGGTATATCTCGCTCTACTCTCTACAATTGGATGGAGAAGGGTAAAGATCAAGATAGAGGTCAATACAGAACGTTTCTGGACACTATAAAAGCAGCAGAAGCTAAAGGAGCAATCGCTAATCTTGCTATGATAGAAACTGCTGCGAGGGCTGGAGATTGGAAGGCTGCTGCCTGGAGGCTAGAAAGAAGGCATGGTTATACTAGAGATGGATATCAAGCCCAGCAGCAACAGAAAGAAGTTAAACTCCCATCTAGTATGCTAGATCTATTAAGAACCCAGGCTTTAGAACTTCGATCTAGTATGGCCAAAGCAGAATCGAGCCAATCTTGGCAAGCCTATGCAGCCCTCCAGAGGCAACTCCTCCAAATAGTGCAGCAGATAAGACAGATCGAAGCCGAGGAAGGTATGGGGGATGAACTCGAAGGATTAACCGATGAGCAACTTCTAACGGAGATTACTTCTGCTATTGTATCTCTCCCTCCAATCCTTAGACAGAGATTGGAAGGAACGATTAGCCAGATCGATAACATTATCCCGATGCCAAAGGTGAAGAAATGACAGTAATACAGATTATCCTTATCTCAGCGATGGGAGGCTCTCTTCTTACTACTGGGGCTCTCATAGCCCTGGATAACAAGAGTAAGAAGTGGGAAGAGTTCTCTACTTCTCAATCCGAAGTTATCAACAACTTATCAACACTACAGAACGAGATCCAGAAGGGAGAACTAGAGATACAGAAGAATCTAACCGCTCCGGATCTATTGGAGATCCCTTGCTCTTCTGAGTATATGGCCAATAATGGAGAAGGCCTCTGTAGAGAGATGTTCTGCAGGCTCCAAACCAGAGAGGGAGATGGGGCATCTCAATCGGAGTGCGAAGAGATTGCTAATCTCAATAATACAATCTCGATAATCGAAACCTGTAGAGCTAATGAGATGGAGATCGATAAATGCTTAAAAGTACTCGATACAAGAAAGTAGATCGATATTGTGATATATGTACTTGCGATCCTTGCGATTGCGATGGGGTATGGGATGAATTTCGGATTATGGGTACAGATGGAACTACACCAGCACGAGAAGAGCCTCTCTTGGCTAGCTGGCAGGATAGGCTCGCATCCTTCTCTCTTGTGCAAGTGGAGAGCAGGCTTATCGAACCCAAAAACCGAGTACTTCTTTCTGGTATGCAAGGAGATCTCCCTGCTCAGAAGGGAACCGATAGAGAAAACCATCCGAGAGGGAGCGAAAGCGATGGGGATTAAGTTCTAATGAGCATCCGGGATACAACAAAGAACCTAAGAAGGCTACGGAATCGGGCTACCCAGAATCCGCTCGCTTATTTCTGTCCTACTCCTCCTCAGGAGGCTTGGTTAAAAGATCCCGGTAAGATTAAGCTCCTACTCGGAGGAAACCAAGTAGGGAAAACTTATGCACAGACTGCAGAACTCCTCTATCGATGCCTCGGTAACCATCCTTATCTCGATACCGATCCTCCACCTATCCAGGCTTTCCTTATTACCCACTCTCACCAGCAGAGCATAACGATCCAAGAGAAGCTTTATGCGATGTGTCCTAAGGATGCTCTCCATCCCTCTTGCGAGTTCGTACCCGGTAGAGGCTTTCGAGGTATCCATCCCGTAGTAAGATTCAATAATGGATCTATGATACATATTAAGACTGCTAACCAAGGGCTCGGATTGGCCTCTGCAACACTTTCGTATGTGGCCATCGATGAACCTGTCAGTAGAGAGGTCTGGGGGGAACTTATCAGCAGGGTTTTAAGAGGTGGAGCAGGAGGATCTACGGGTACAGTAGGGATAACGATGACTCCAGTAGGGCAAGATGTATCTTATCTGAAGCAATTAGTAGATGAAGGCAGAGTAACTTGCCATCGAGCTCCTCTTACTGTAGAATCTACTACTCCTAAGTACTGTAAACCGATTATCTCTCAATCTCAAATAGATAATATCTCTCAGAACTATCTCCCCATCGATAGGGCTGCTCGATTGAATGGAGATTGGGTAGTAGGAGTACCAGAGGGTAGAGTATTCGATCAGTTCTCTGAAGATATGATATCGAAGGAGCCTGCACCAGTAGGAAACTATTCCTTCTGCATCGGAGTAGACCACGGTAGCCAGCCTAATGCTCAAGTAGCGATCCTCGCAGCGGTAGAGATGAGTGATCCGAGTTCTCCTTGGGTCTATGTACTCGATGAGTATATATCTGGGGCTGCACCTCCGGAAGCCCATGCTAGAGCAATATTGGAGATGCTATCTAGAAACCATATCGAGCCTGCTTCTTGTAGATGGACTGGGGATAATATCCACTACGGAGGCTCCGGTGGTGGTAAGATGAGTAACTCGCTACTTATGAGAGCCTTCGAGAAGGTTTTACAGTATCCCCAGGGTAATCTCCCCTTCAGAATAAGAACGATTAAGAAGCCTCGATATAGTGTATACTATGGGAGCGCTATGATTCACTCAATCATGGCCAGAAGGCAATTTTTCATTAGCCCTAAATGCGAGAGATTGATACTCTCTTTGCAACGCTGGACAATGAAGAAGAACCAAAGCGCAAGATCTAAGGATGAGTGGGGTCACTCGGTCGATGCTCTTAGATACTGCGTAGTTCCTACCCTAGAATCTTCCAAAGCAAACATACCCGGTAAACTAAGGATCTATTGATATGTATAGTAATACTCCACTTAAGCCGCTAGCACCTTCCACAGATGAGCAAGAGCGATGGAACCACACTGCACTAAGAAAGCGGATGATAATCGGAGCTTGGGAGCAAGATCTAGAGGATGAACTTGCTAGACACCTTCCAGCAGATCGGAGAGAGGCCTGGGGTCCTGCGGATCTCTCCTCCAATCCATTCGAGCAGATCACTAGACAGTTATCAGTTTTATATCATGAAGTACCAGCAGTAACTAATCTTAACGGAGATATCTCCGATCTTACTTCTCGAGAAGGATTGGTAACGAAGGCAGGATTATGGCAACTAATGCAGAGAGCGCAACAGATGGTAATCGGACTCCGAGAGAGTGCTATTCGAATCGATGTTAATCCTCATGTAGAAGGGGCTCCTAATATCGCTCCTGGTATCCAATACCGAATAGTTACTCCGGATCTCTTGTACTGCGAAGCAGATCCCGATAATCCAGATATCCCAGTATACTACCAAGAGGCTCGATTAAGAGAGTATCAAGGGAAAGCCTGCTGGGTAGCAGATGTACTCGATATTCGAGATGTGAATAATCCTATCTTTGGTATGTTCAAGATTAATAAGGATGGTACACTCGGAGAAGATGTATCGGAATACTATATGGGCCATCCTACTCACAGAGGAGCGGATTATCCGTATCGAGATGGAGAAGGTAATCCTTTTCTCCCTGTAGTTCTCTACCATGCAGAGAAAACCGGATATCTCTGGGATAGTTTTAACGCTTCTCAGATGGTATACGGATCTCTAACTTCTGCGGTTCTCTATTCTATGTGGGTTCACTTGGTTCGAGATGCTTGCTGGTCTCAGAAGTACGTAGCCGGATTATCTGTAGCAGGATTATCTCAGATCGATCAGAACGAGATAGCCCGAAGATCTTCGATTGCTACCGATCCAAGTTCTATTCTAGTATTCACTCAAGATCCAGATGCTCAAGGGCAGCCTTTAGTAGGTTCCTTCTCTATTCCTACCGATCCCCATGCTCTCCTAGAGAGTATCTCTAAGTACGAGATGAGAGTAGGATTAGCCGCAGGATTATCTCCTTCAGAACTCAGTAGAACCAATGGAGATCCTCGATCCGGATATGCCTTGGCAGTATCGAAGAGTGGACAGAGAGAAGCCCAGAAAAAATTTGCACCTGTATTCCGTATGGGAGATGAGGAGTTACTAGCTAAAACTGCTATGCTCGCTAATCGATTCCTCGGTACAGACCTTCCGGAAGATGGATACCGGGTAAGTTACCACTCGATGCCATTAACTCCGGATGAGATGAGAGCGCAGAGAGAGGATATTGTACAGAAGATGACTGCAGGCCTAATCTCCCCAGTACAAGCCGTTATGATGATGTACGACGATATGGATGATAGAGAGGCTCGAGAGTATCTCCTTCGTATCCGCAGAGAGAGAGCGGAGTTCATGTAATGTATTGTGACCAGTGTAATAAGCCCATCGAGGAGATCAGTAAAACCATCGTAGAGTGGTTATCTTCTGATGATTGGGCTCTCGCTATGTATATTCGATTAGTTCATCCGGGTTGCTGCTATTATGAGAAGAGCAAAGAACTTCTCGAGAGCATGGATGCTAGCGATCACTGGTTACCGCTCCAAGATCTGGAAACCTTTCTCGATATCGCTTTCGAGATGCCTTGGGATAAGGAGAACCTAGCGAAATCCGAGTTTTTAAGATACATTAACCAACGTAACCAACAGCAAAGAGGTACTAATGAAAACAATAACCCATGAGGGAGTAGAATACGTATTGAAAGCCGATATTGAATCTGCTTTTAAGGATCGCATCTCCAAACTAAGCGCACGAGCAATCCAAGCCGAAGAGCAAGCGAAAGCACTCCAGGAGCAGATGGATAACCAATCGGGAGAACTAGAAAAGATCTCCAAGCTACAAGAGAAAGTAAGTACTCTGGAGCAATCTCTACAGGATGCAGAGAGCAAGTATACCCGAGTATCTATGCTATCCGAGCAAGGCTTTACCGATCCCGAGCTTAGAGAGGCAGTAGAATGGGCCTATCAACGTAGTAAGACAGAAGCAACCCTCGAAGATTGGATTAAGGGTATCAAAGAGAAACCGGAAGAGGCTCCTCTAGTTCTTAGACCTCATCTGCAAGCAAAGCAGGCTCCAGAAGTCAGTACAGAAACCGCAGAAGCATCTCCGATGGTGACAGAAGCAGCCCCAGCCCCAGAGGCTCCTACTCTTCTTCCTCCGAAAACGAATACCGGAGCGAAACCTGCACCAGTACAGAGCGGAGATATTCTTTCTCGAATCAACGATCCAGAGTTTTACCGAGCCAATAGAGAAGAGATTCAGAAGGCTTGGAAAGCCCAGCGCAGAACCCTATAAACCAAGATCGAAGGAGGTACAATGTCACTAGATCTACAAAGTTCAAATACATATCCGAAAGTGAAAGTTTTCACAGCTAACCAAACTGCAACGGAGATCCAACTACCGAAAACCGCTCGGAAGGTCACGATCGGATGCGAGCAACACGAGATACACTGGAGCGATACTGGTACAGATGGAGTAATCCTCGGTAATGATAAAGTACCCTTAGCAGCAGGTTCCTATATGCAAGTTCATCTTGCTAAGGGTAGAAACCGAAGCCCTAATATCTATATCGCTACCAAGAGCTCTTCCTCTGCTGATGTGGTTCTTATCTTCGAGGAGGAATAATAATGGCCTTATACTTTGCTCCGAGATCTAATAGACCGCAGATCCACTCCTTTTCCAATAGTACTCAAGTACTCATTAATCATAATCTCGGATATAAACCGATGGTGCAGATAATCCTCTCAGATGGGACTATCGCAGAAGGTGAAGTATCCCATACGGATTCGAATAGTGTTGTAATATCTTTCCAAATTTCACTCTCCGGAGAGATTATCTTGAGATAGTATAGAGAGCGAGGGATGGTACCCTCTTAATCTTTTCTTACATGGAGTTAAAAATGCAATTTCTTGCACCTACAAATATTTTTGAAGGGGTCGTTCAACTTAATGAAGATCCTACCGCTGGTAACCACGCAGTAACCAAATCTTACTTGGAAGCTAATGCCGTAGTCGGTATCGCTACTGATTCCGCAAATTACGCAGAGCTTGTAACTGTAAATGGAGAGAAGCAACTTAAGCTAAAGCCTCTGACTATTACAGATGTTTCTGTAGATACTACTGCTACTTCTTTGAGTGCTTGGGTAACTGCTAACTACACTAATGGAGATGAGAAGCAAGAGGGAGATATTATTATTCTTACTGCGGTTTCCGGTCGTGCTGAAACTTGGATCCATAATGGTGGAACTGCTGGAGATGCTACAGACTTCGCAGAGATCGAAGGTGCTGATGTTACTGATGCAGAGATCCGCGCTTCTTTATCCGCTTCTGCTGGTATCGATTTCAATGCTTCTACTGGTGAGTTTACTGCTGATCAAGGTGAGATCCGAGGCTTCTTTGCTGCTGGTACTGGCCTTGCTTATGATGGTGCTAACGGTACTTTCTCTCTCGATACTGATAGCGATGGCATCTCCGAAGGTGCTTCTAACTTGTACTTTACTGATGCTCGTGCTCGTGGTGCTATCTCTGTAAGTGGTAATGGTATCTCTTACAATAGCAGTACTGGTGTTATTACTTTGGCTGCTGATACTGATGATGTAGCGGAAGGTACTAACTTGTACTTTACTGATGCTCGAGCCCGTAGTGCTCTTTCTGTTGCAACTTTGAGCAGTCCAGATATCCAATTACTCTCTAAGGATACTAGCGGAGTTCTTTCTGTTCCGTTGTCTGGTGTATTCTCTCAATTGAGTGCAGGCCAGGGATTATCTTGGGATGGTGGTGGAGAATTCTCTCTCGATGCTAATACTGATGATATCGCTCAATTAACAGGAGCTACTAACAAGTTTTATGCTGATTCTTTGGTAGATGCTCACTTGAGCGGAGGCCAAGGTATTTCTTATGCTTCTGGTGTAATCTCGTTCAATGGTGATACTGATGATGTATCTGAAGGTACTAACTTGTACTTTACCAATGCTCGAGCCCGTAGTGCAATCGCTGCTGATTCTGATACTGGTAACATGTTATCTTACGATAGTTCTACTGGTGCAATTCTTGTAGCAAAATCGGATTTCCGTTCTACCTTCGCTCCTCAGAACTTGACTGCTAATACTTGGGCTACTTTGAACCACCAATTAGGTGAAAAGATTATCCATGTATCTGCTTATGATTCTAACGGTGACAAGATCCAATTGGATGTACAATTGGTAGATTCCAATAACGTAAAGGTCAAGTCAGTGATTAATGTTACTGGTGCTGAAATTGTCGTATCTTTGTAAGATGTAATCTCCTCAAAAAGGGGAGAGGGTCGTACCTCCCCCACTCTCCTTCCTCCCCTCTTCTGGGGAGGTTTTTTTTATCCTTGCGATAGGCTCTCCTTTCGTATAAGATACTAGTGGGTAGGGTCGCTCCCGAAATAGCTGAAGAGCCCATAAACTTCTTTTTATTCCCCCCCTTACATATGGTGTAATCATGGCAAATGAAATTACTTTTACTGGGCTTGAGGCAGATCTTCGCTTAAGCCAGATGATCTCTGCGGAAATTCGCTTACTGCTCAAGGATTCCGTAAATCTTCGTAACACTCCTTTCGTAGACTTCGTAGGAAGCATTAACGGAATGGGTTCTGATACTATCCGAGTACGACAAGCATTTTTAGATGGTGAATCGGGCTTCTCTGAGTTCACTGGTGCAACCGAAGGCGATGCAGTCTTGAATAAGGCTCTCGTAGATTCTCATGTAGATGTAGTCTGTAAACGACAATCTTTGGCTTATTCTATTACCGATCTTGCTTCTATGACTGGTATGGGTGCTGATATCGATCCTTTCCGTATCGCTGAGCATATCGCTAAATCTTACGATGCTCTTTTCGCTAAGTTGACTGCTGCTTTGTTCGGTGGTTTTACTGCTCAGGTTGGCTCTGCTTCTGCATTGACTGTAGATGTATGGGTAGATGCTATCCAAGCCTTGGAAGCCGCAGACTCTAATAAGGGTGCTCCTGGTCCTTATGTTTGTGTATTGCATCCTGCCCAGTATGCAGAATTGCAAGATTCAATCCGTAACGAAAGCGGTATCTTAACCTTTACTCCTGCTTCTTACGAGGCTATCTCTGCTAAGGGCTCTCACTATAAAGGAACCTTTATGGGTGTTGAGATCTATACTTCTAGCTACGTTACCGATAACGGTTCTAACTATGCTGCTGCTATGTTCTGCCCTGGTGCTATCGGTTATGCTACTGGTATGCCTAATGCTCTTCCTGGTGCTGTTGAGGCTATGGAAATGGGTGAAGTTATGGTAGAGATGGATCGTGATGCTGCTAAGGCTCTTACTAAGGTTGTAGGACATGCTTACTTAGGTATGGCCATCTTGGAAGATGCTCGTGGTGTTGAGATCGCTACACAGGTATAATCCTTTCTCCGTTCGTTGTGGTGGGGGCTCTCTTGGGCTCCCATCTTTTAATCTTTAATGAGGTACATTATGAGTTTTTCCCCCCAGCCTTGGGCCCCAGTTCAACAGACCCAAGATAAGCTCCTTCCAGAGCAACCAAATCACCCTTTTTTCTATAAATGGCATCCTACTAACTGGACCTTCCAATACTTCGAGAAGGAAGTTACCAAGGCCAAAGGAACCAAGATAGAGCGCAAGGGCTATTTTATTCCTACAGTCCGGATGGAGAGAATAATCCCCGGAGTAAATGGAGTTCATCAAGTACAAGGAGAGATCGGAAACCCTGGATCTCGTATTGGAAAACTTCAGCAAGCTGGATGGGTATATCTAGATCCCGGAAAGTATCAGTATGTACATCAGTACCGAGTACGAGGTGGGAGATATCACTGTTCTAAGTTCCAATCGGTACGAGTAGTAGGAAACCGAGTAATTAAGAACTTCGATCGGGATGCTTTCGCTCGATGGAGTGTATCTCTAGCAGTAGATGGAACCTTCCAACCTGTAGAGCCTCACTTCTGGGAGCTCGAAGCTCTCAAACTAGAGAAGCCCATCCGAAGATTACAGAATACCCAGCACATCCCAGAAGTAAAGCAGAAACTAGAAGAACAGTACAAGATTAAGAAGGATATGCTAGACTTTATCGAAGAGTTCAACAAGATCGGATTAGAGATCTATAAGGATATGTAATGGCAACTAGTACTCCATATGCTCCACAAATCAAGATACCAGAGCTTCTCGAACGAGGGAAGAGTAATACCTCTATCCTACCTATCTATCGAGATGGAGTACTCGTAGTTCCTACAGAGGTTCGATATACTCTGTACAAACCAAATCAAGACAAGTTAATAGATAATGCTGCTGCTTCTTTTCCTGGTAATATCCCTACTTACGTTCATAGTGCAGGTATCCTCACCGAAGAGCTCACCCTCGGAGAAGGGTACTTACAAGAGTGGAAGATTACAATTGTAGGAGAGGTATATACTTTCCGTAGAATGGCATCGGTAGTCCTTCGTAGACTCTACCCAGTAGTATCCGATGGAGATCTTACTGCTACTTACTCTCAGTTAGCAGATATCAGACCTTCCAATCTTACCTCGTACCAAACCTATATCGATGAGGCTTGGTATACAATGATTCAGAGAATGAGAACTGAAGGAGGAGGATTAGAGTACTTGGTAATGAGCGCAGAGGCTTTCCGGGCTGCTCATCAGAATCTAGCCCTCTATTATATCTTCCGAGATTTCCACTCGAGCCTTGGCCAATCGAGCGGAAGATATCTAGATCTTGCTAATGAACACTTCGCTCAGTATCGGGATGAGTGGAAGCGGATTAACTTCGTATATGATCATAATCACGATGGCCAGACTGCCAACCCAGAAGATCGAGTAGCTAAACAGCCTGTAATCTATCTAAATGGTAACGGTCGCTTCTCTCGTAGATTTCGGAGAAGATAATGGGCCAATCTCTTTCCAGTATCCGAAGAGGAATAGCAACGAAGATCGAAGAGATATCGGGGTTCAAGGAATCTAAGCATACTCCGGATTACTTTGGTCGTACGGAGAACACTGTAGCCCATAAGGCTTTCTCTATCTCCGTATCGAGTTCTACTGCTATGGAAGAAAGACAGAGAAGAGCGGTAGGAGTGTACTTGGCTACTCCTATGCAGGTTCTTTTCTCGTATCGTTTAAGACCTCTGGATATATACCCTACCGATTACGATGGGAGCCTAGATGCAGAAGAAGAAGTTATTAACAAAGTACTTGAGGCTTATCCTACCGATAACCAATTCTCTATCCGCTATCTGAGCAGTGATAGAACGGTAACCGATAGCCAAGAGTATATAATCATTACTCTATCGTTCAATATTCTACACACTATCTAACCGTATCGGATAGAATAGTAATCATTATCCCCGGAGGCCCTCATGGCATATTCAACAATCCCTAAGACTAAACGAGATGGTGTTATTACTCTTCTCGATGGAACTGGAACCCCTGTAACCCTAGAAGTAGCCTATGAAGATGGTAACTTTACTTTCTCCGATCCCCAGCAGTTCTCAGAACTCGTAGTAATGGATCGAGGTAACTTTGCTGCTATCCGTAAACAAGATGAGCAAGCCAAGAGCGGATCGTTCTCTTTCCACTTCAGACAGTTCACAGATGGAGTAAACGCTGGATCGGTTCGAGATTTTATTAATGCTAGCGGTGCTTACTCTGCTAATGTTTCTACTGGTCTTACTGGTACTCCATATGTAGAACACTACACTATCGATATCAAGTACTTAGCAGATAGCCCAGATACCGCAGAAGCCGATCACACAGTAACATTATCTAAATGTATCTGCTCTTTGGACTTCTCAGAAGGTGATCCAAGTAGTTTTACTTTGAACTTCACTTGTTACGGTGGTCTTACTGTAGCGTAATGGCATAAGGAGGTACTATGCTATTTTATCTTGGAAAACTTGGAACTCACGAGGGAAAGATCCCCACTTCGATCGCTACTTGCTTAGACTTCGTAGCGATCTGGGGGAGCGATCCCAATCGAGCCCAACTTGGAAGGCTATGCGCTGCTGCTATTGCGGTATCCGTAGACCATAAGCGAGTTTTACCTGCTTACAATCTCAATAGCGGAGATCCGATTGCTTACGGGCATAAGGTTCTAGATCGCTTGCTAGATGCAGGAGTTACTCCGGGTAAGGTCTACGAGATGGGCTCCGAGGTTCTCTTGGAGATGATGAAAGTTATCCCCAGTGAGAAAGAGGTAGAAGATCGAGCAAATTTTACGCAAGAGGGAGAGGATCGCTAGATCTCCTTGCATTAAGGATCTCTCTCCGATGGGGGAAAGATCCTTTATGGTTTTATACTCTCCCAGAAGATCTCCGGATCTCTCTCCTTGCTGAATATCGATTATCTACCGAAGATTCCAAAGAAGCCAAAGATAGACAAGAGCGGATAAAAAGGGCTAGAATGGAGGAGATGCTAAGGGGTTAACCATGAAAAAATTTACAACAAAGAGAGCCGGAATCGAGATCGATACAGATCTCCAAGATTTCTATACAGGCTTTCTCGATAAGGTTGCTCCTAATGCTCGAAAGATCCTTACAGATGAGATGGAGAAGATCGAACGAGATGCTAAGAAAGATTGGCCAGTACGGAAGCCCCAGATCAGAAAAGATAAAGAAGGTAACGTAGTTTTCTATCGAGAAGTAACGAAGGGCTCTTGGAAGATGTTCGAGAGAGGATTTCGGATAACTGCTAACGGAGATTTCGAAGCCTACTTGGTAAATAGGGCTCCTTACTCTTGGGCTATAAAGTTTGGAGTAGATTCGGAGAACAATAGAGGGCAAGATATTATCCAACCTCAAGGAAAGAGGGTAGCCGATGAACTTATGGTAAAGCCCCAGAAGAAAGCATCTAACAAGATCGTTAAGGCTCTAGCCGATGATCTAATGCGGAGGATCTAATGGCAGAAGAGAAAAGAAGTATATCGATCTCGTATAAGGCAGATCTTAAGGATCTGATTAACAAACTTAAGCAGATGCCTAATGTAACCGAGGCAGAAGCTAAGAAGATGGTATCCGCTCTCGATAGGCAACTGAAGCAAGCGGAGAAGGCTGCTCAGAAGAGCGCAGAAGCATCCAAGAAAGCAGCCAAGCAAGCCAGCCAAGCCGCTAGAAGAGGTGCAGCAGATTTCGAGGATATGGCAGATGCAGCCCGAAGAGCAGAAGAACGCTTAGAACGAGTAGGGGAAGCATCCGGAGATATTGATAGGGGATTCTCTTCTATTGGATTAGCTCTTAGAGGTGTTAATCCTCAGTTAGCAGAAGCAGCAGATGGATTAGCAGATGCTTTCGCAGTTACTGAAGGATTAACTATGTCCTTCGCTGCTCTTAATCCTCTTGTTATTGCTGCTGGGGTTGCTATTGGAGCCTTAACTCTTGGATATGTAGCGCATCAAGCAGAACTAGAGAAGGTTAAGCAAACTACTCTCGATCTTCGGGATGCTCAGAAATCTCTAATCGAAAGCCAGGAAGCCCAGCAAAGAAATCTAGAAGATGCAGCCTCAAAGGTACGAGAGCAGAGATTGGAGTATCAACTTCTTACAGGCCAGATCTCCGAATATCAATACAATCTAGAGAAGGCTGGGGAATCTGCTTACGAAAGTTTCCGAGGAAATATAGAAGGAGCCCAGGCTTCAGTAAAGGAGACTTCTTTACTACTGGGTACAGTTCAATCCTTAATCGAAGCCAATAAGCAAGGAGCGGAAGCAAACGTAGTACTCTCAGAGCAAGAGATAGAGAGATTAAGAACTCTCCAATTACAGAATGATACTGTAAAGAATAGCCTAGATCTAACTAAGCAAGGATTAGATCAAAGATCTGCTCTTCTGATTCTAGAAGATGAACTCCAAAGCAGGAAAGCCCTAGAAGAGAAGAAGGTACAAGCAATCCAGAAGATGCAAGAGGAATCCAAAGATCTTGCGATGGAGATGGTAACTCTTGAGAAAGAGCTTACAGATGCAACCGAAGAGGCAGCAGAGCAAGCGGAAAGAAGAGCCAAAGCATCCGAGAGAACAGTACAAGCAGAAGAGAAGGCTATCGATGCTCTAGAGGAAGCCTTCGCTCTCTCTGATGATATTCTTAAGGAGAAAGCCCTCCAGGATAAGATGGATCGGGCTATGGCAGAAGCTTTCCTCGATGATGAAGGGAAGAAGAAACTAGCCCAGCAAGATCGGATTAATGCAGAGATAGAGGCTCTTACTTGGCTCGGTATCGCTACCGATAGAGAAGCCGAGGCTGCTATGGCAATCGAAGCCCTAAGACACCAGAGCAAGATGGAGAACCTCGAAGTAGAATCGGAAACGGTTAACGGTATCTTAGAGCAACAATTGGAGAACTCCCAAGCGGTTATCGGTTCCTTTTCTGCTCTTACAAGTAGCCTCGAGCAACTGATGGCCCAGAAGATGGAGATAAATACCATCGATGTAGAAGCAGGAAAGAAGCAGCAGGAAGTACTCGATACACTTACCGAGAAAGAGAGAGAAGCCCTTAAACGCAGAGCCCATGCAGCGATAGCCCTCTTCCAACTATCTAAGGCAGCCTCTCTCGCTGAAGTAGCGATGACTACTGCGGAGAACGTAGCGAAAGCCCAAGGATATGGACCAGTATTGGCTCCAATCATGACAGGATTAGCAATTGCTACCGGAACCGCTCAAGCAGCAGTAATCGCTAGCCAACCTGCTCCGCAAGCTCAGTTCCATATGGGAGGGATGGCCCCAGATGAGATGGGGGCTAGAGTATTGCGAGGAGAAGCAGTATTGGATAGAGCTACTGTACGGAGAATCGGAGGAGAGCAAGGGGTTCGAAATCTCCAGCAGGGAGGCTCTCCAAGTGTACAGACAGTAGTAATCCAACCGTTCAAGCACTTCGGAAGGTTCGCAGCAGATCTCGGAATAAGAAAAACTAAGCAAGTAGGAATACGAGGGTATTAAGATGGCCAATATAACACCAGACTATCTAAGAGGGTTCCTAATCCCTTCTATCTCCATCTCGAAGGATAATCTCTGGGATGCTCAATCAAACTACTCCCAAGCCAATCCGAGAAGCGGAGTACCAGAAGCGCAATCTCAAGGAGTTAATCTTACAGTATCCTCTATTGGTACTCAATCCGAAGAGATTACATTAAACACTATCCAAGGAGGGCTACCAGGAGATGCTCTTTTCACTTGGAAGGGAGAGGATAGCATCGATCTTGGCCAAGATGCTCCGTATATTCTTACAGAGGCAGGATATTGGATCTACTCTGCTTCTCCGGTGACTGCTCGATACACTTACTCCGATTGCGTAGCCTCCCTAGATGGTACTATCTGGGTAGTATCGGAAAGAGAAACTACTGGGAACGTACACACAGTATCAATATCTAGACAAGAGAAGAACGGAGCGATCGCTAATCTTAATACCTTCGTATCCTTACCGGGTACTTTCTCCAGTGATGCTATCCCAGCGATTACTCGATTACAGGATGGTTCTGTATTGGTAGCCTACTTCCAATACACTACAGAAGCCGCAGTTAATATAAAAGTGCATCGAAGCATCGATAATGGGGATACCTGGAAGGAGATCTCTCCTCGAGGATTGAACGTAGGAGTTAATACAGGCCAATATACCCCGGTTAAGATGCGGATGGTATCTATCGATAATGCTGTAGTGCTCTTTATCGAACTTGAGGAAACCCTTAACCCAAATCGATTAGCGCAGTATGTATCTCGAGATGGAGGTACTACTTTTACTCTTGTAGATTCCTTCTCTGATTTCTCGGATGGTAGATTTCACGAGCCCAGCCCGGTAGCCCTTCCGGATGGTTCTATCGGTATTGCTTATCTAACCGAGGAAGATGAACTCCATTTTACCAAAATACCTACTCCGGGTATTCGAGCCTCTTCTGCTTTCTGGAGAGCCGATAATCAATATGAGATCGATACGAGTGGAGTAAACTTTGCTCTAAAGACTGGAGACCAGTTAACACTCGGTAATGTAACTACATGGTATCAAGATGGTAAGATCTGGGTAGTAGCTCAAGAGTACGGTAACGGTAGATTAATCGGATACTATTCGGAAGATTTCGGAGTAACTTGGGATTATGCTACTGGTAATACTAGCGCAGATGGTGTAATACTCGATTATGGTTCGAACTCAGATCGATTACAGAAACTATCTTCTTGTGTACACGAGGGAAGAGCCAAGATTATAGGCCATGAGTTAAACAGTGTATGGATGTTAGCCTATGGAGGGTACAGTTCTTTCTCCTACCCTGCTCGCAGCATCTCTCCTACTCGTAATAATTATCTCTTGTGGGATTCTACTTATATTCCAGTAGTCCTACCGGGTACCAGTACTCAATACACTACAATCGGAGCAGGCCTTCAATCTCTCGATGATGAAGGGCTCGATCTATCTACTACTGGAAATACTCGATATTATCGTTACTCTCATAGCGGTAGTTACTTCGATGAGGGCCAAGTAATCCGATTGAGACTCCAAGTAGATCAGAATACCGGAGGAGTCCTTAATAACTATATCGCTTTCCGAGTTACTCAGGATGATACAGTAAACAGTACAGAGTTAATCCTTCGGTTCGCTCCTAATACTATCCAAGTACGAGATAGCGCAGGAGTTAAGGCTACCATTACTCATGATATGACAGAAAGCACAGAGATAGTAATCGGTATTACTGATACTGCTGCTAGAATCTATTATCGAACCTATGATGGAGCCCAGGCTAAGAAGTGGAGCCTCCAAAGCATCACCGGGATAACCAAAGGGGCTTCGGGTGCTGGTAATCGTATCGAATGGGGCCATCTTGCCTTTTCTGGTGTATTAAACTTCAGATCTCATTGGCAGGAAGTATCGATCTCTTCTGGAGAAGAGGCTGGGCTATTCGATTTCGCTCTTCGAGGTGCTACCTATCCTCCTCTTGGAGAGTATCAGTATATCGATGGAGGATTAGCGATTACTGCCAAGGATGCTCCAGCACGTGGAGAGGATGAATATAAGATTACTCCTCGATATGATTACGGAATCGAGAATATCTTTCACAAGATCTCTTTATCTCCGAGAGTAGTATGGAGATCTGCAGATCAAAGCTTCCAAGAGATCCCCCTCTTCGTAGATCCAATAGTACAAGCTACAGAGAAGAGCCTCGGATGCTCTGATATGTTTGGTATCCATCTTGCTAATATTAACTTTCGATTATTTCGGATTAGAATCTGGAACGGAACCAACTGGAATACCTTCGCTACTGTAGATACTTCTGCAGATTATACCAGTACTTACATTAAGAAGGGGAATACCCTTATCTCGAATAGTTCTACCAAAGATTTCTTACTTCGATACGGAGAGGCTATCGGATGGAGAGCTCGATTATTCGATCCTGTATCGAAAGATGTAGCCTTCGTTAAGATTATTATGAACTCCGAGGGAATCTGGAGTACTAATAGCCAAGTAAAGCAGGCCGTAATCCAATATGATACTAGCATTACCGATCCCAGTACTATTCCAGCGAACGGAGAGATTTATCTAATCCCCGATTCGGTTACCTTCCTTAAGGCTCGATTAGATGGTGTTAATCTTGGTCAATATGCTTGGATGCTAGAAGTATCTGCTCAAGATCGATTAGAATCTTATTTCCAGATCGGATCGATGCTTATGGGCTCTGTAGCCTTCCCTGCTCCGCAGTACCAAAGAGGGAGAACGATTACTTACTCTCCAAATATACAGACCCAATCGAGCCTAGATGGTATGTTCTTTTCTCGTAAGATGAGCGCAGGAAGGAGAACTGCTTCCGTAGCTTGGACCGAGCCCATCGATCCTACAAGATTAAACAATCTCAATCCGGATTATTGGCAACTATCTTCCACTTCTGGAGCGCAACCCGTAGCCAACTATGGAGATCCGCATCTTCTAGAAGGTATCTTCCGATACTTGAATAATCGAGAGCCCTTGGTATATCTTCCCAGTATTGAGAAGAACCCTACTAGCGATCAGATCTTACTTACTGCTAGAGATTCTCATATGCTATGTAGAACTACCGGAGAGATCACTGTAGAGAGTGTACTCGGAGAAGAGCGATTAGATGAGATGTTCCGGGTTAGTACAGTGAACCTCGAGGAGATTGAATAATGGAAACTATCCCGAAATCGAGAATCGAGCAGGGAGATATCTGTTTTCTGCTCGATATATCCTATTATGGAGCGGTCTATCGGTTCTCTACGGTTCCTATCGATATTGAAGATCTAGCAGAGAATACTACGATACCATATCGAGGAGCCCTCTCCGATCCTCCAATCAATTTACAGAGCGATCTTCTCGGAGTAGATCTGGAAGCCAATACGATCTCGATGGAACTCATCTTCGAGGAGGTAGATTGGGTATCGGAATTCCTTAAGGGGAGAACGCTTAACGATGCTCTCTGCGAGCTCTCGATGGTGATTATCGAAGATGGTAAAACAGACTTCACCCAGCAAGATAAGCTCTCAGTATTCAAGGGTAGAGTACTCGGAGCGATCTTTGGCTCTCCAGATGCTCCCAAGGGTACTATATCCTTTACTATCGAAAACTCGGTTAATGTTCGGGTAGTAAAGTTACTAGGGCCCGAGCATGTAATAATCGAAGATAACTACAGTATCGATATCATAGAACAGAGTAAAGGTAAGGTGGTTCCTTTCGTATTCGGTAATCTTGGTACTGCTCCGAGAGAAGCTGCTAATACTGTAGTATTCGATGATGATCTCCATGTAGCCCCAGCCTATCAAGCCGGAGGTACTGTAACCCTCCTTACTCAATACTTCCAAGTAGCATACCATCCTGTATATAGTCCCAGTAACTCTCTTATTCAAATCTTCGATGGCCAAGGAGGATCGTTTTCTAACTATGCGATAACCGCAGTAGATAATAAGGGCTTTATCCATACCTATGTACCCTTCTATCTTATAGTGGGAAGCCCAGAGGGTACTAATGTACAGTTCGATAACTTCCAAGTATCGAGCCCGGAGCTTTCCTTCTCTTATTATGCCTCTTGGGGACAGAGTAACGGAGGATTCCCTAATATCGATGGTGCAGGACCATTAGAAGGAGCGGTAGATATTTCTCTTTATGCTTTGGAGAAGAGTGGGCTATTCTTTGATTATTCATCTTGGCAAGGGCTCTCTGCAGTACTCAATCGATACAAGTTCGGAGGATATGTTAACGATCTAGATGTAAATGTATATGATTGGGTAAAGGATAATATCTGGGATCTCCTTCCTATTATGGTAGTAAATGGAGGGAAGGGGATACAGGCTGCTCTCAATCTCTATACCTATAGCCAAGAGATTATAGCATCTCATAACATTATCGAGAGTGGAGAGTTCGAGATTATAAGCCCTCTAACACCTCTCGAAGGTGAAGTTATAAATAAGATTACAATTCGGTTCGGATGGGCTGGGCAGTTAGGTTCCTTCAGAGCGCAGGTAGTTATCGATCCTACTTTGGAGGAAGATCAACCTATGCAGTATCGAGATCCCCTAGCCTATATCTCCTATACTCGGTACGGACTTCGAGAGAAGGTAATCGAGGCTCCCTACGTATATGACTTCCAGACCGCAGTAAGAATAGCCAGAGATAAGATCCGGGCCCATGCTCTAGGGAACTACGCTATCGAGATCTCTGCTGCTCCGAAGTATGGATATCTGGATCTCGGAGATATTATTGCGATTACTTCGGGTACAGTCGGATTAACAGAACACAAGTGCCAGATAGTATCGAAATCTTGGAACGATAATCGCTGGAGATATGTACTTCATATCGAAGATAACCCACTCGTAACCATACGAGCGTAAACTTTCCCCTTTTTCTCATTGAATCGGAGTATAGTAGCCTTATGATAGTATTCTTAGATAGACAACACGCAGGCAAGCCAGATAAGATCGAAGATCGAGGGGCTTCCATTATGTCTAGTCCTGCTTTCGGTAATGGTATGGAAGCAATCTATACCGGGTATCTCTCCATCATGATTGAGGAGAAACTAATCGAGCATGGGGTTAAGGTTATGCCTATCTCCGATGGGAAGTACTCAGATAGGCATAAACGAGTAAACGAATACTCTAAGCGGTTCCAAGAGAAGCAAGTATATCTCTCCCTCCATCTCAATTGCGGAGGTGGTGACTATGCTAGTTTTTTCCATATGGGTAGCGCAGGAGGAGCCTCCTTAGCGAGTTCGATCTGCGATAGATTAAGAGATAAGCAATTACCCGGATTATCTAGATGTCTTCCTAAGGTTGCCTCTAGCGAGGATTGGACTAAGAACGCTTGGTACACGATACGAGGAGTAGGAAACCCAGTAGCGATCTGCTGCGAGCCTTTATTCATGGATACTCATCGAGATCTATTGTGCTTAGAGCATCTCCGTTCTATTGCTGATTCGATCGCTGCTGGTATCGTAGCCTGGAGTCTATAATGGAAGAGAATCTTTTACACCTTATTCTTAATGGTGGTGCTAACGTTGCTTTCGGTCTATTTCTCTATATGCAGAACAAAGAGCTCCAGAAGCGAGCAGATGAGAGAGAAGCCAAGCAAGAAACCAAGGAGAAAGAACTCCGAGATCGATACGATAAGGTTATCTCTGATATGCAGACTAGAGAGGACAATATGCGGAGAGAACTGGTATCGGAGATTAACGATCTCGATCGTAAGGTTACCATGCTCGAAACAAAGTTAGAGCATATTGCTAAGATCGTAGATGAGATTAAGGCTCGGTTCTTACGGGTAGGATAATTCTCTCTATCTCCCCATCCGAAAAGAGATCCCAAGATGCTCTCTTGAAGATGGTTAAGTCTTTCGGGCCTGTATTCTCTACTGTAAACTCTGAGAGGAAGGGTACTATCCCATCGATCGCAGTATAGAGCCTGCGAGTATCGATTATTGCCATCCAAACCTTACCATTATAGAGAAATCCTTCCATAGTCAGATCGGATATCTCTCCTCCATTCTGTATTGCTTCGAGCCTAGATGCAATCTCCAAGCCCATCTCCGGGTACTTGGTTCTCTTCCATCTAAGAGCGAAGTGCCTGCAGGGTCTACTCTTCCATAATCGAGCGGAGATGGTAAGTTTCTTATCGGTATCTTTTTCTGTATATGTATAGTCTATTCCATACTTAAGATCCCGATCGGTTCCAATCTCGGTTCTCCATTGGCCAGGAAAGCGATCTCGGAGAGTAGGTACTACATATTGGAACCATAAGCGATCGGATTCTCTTAGTCTGTATTGCGTGTTCATATCGTAGCCTCCGATACGATAGCAATATAACACAAAAAAGTTTATTTATTTTGTTCTTTTTTCTTTACACAGTATAGAAAACTATGCTATAGTTGAGTATACTCAATGATGAGTAATAACAAGAGGTACAAAATGACTAACAATGAACGAGCATTTAAGCATTTATTCGATAGAATCTCATACGATGTAAAATGGTGGATGGATAATGGATATTCTTTTGAAGATGCCTTCTCAATCGCTACTGAGAATACTTGGGCAGGTAAAGTAGTATTAGATGCAGTAAAAGCACACTTTAACAAATAATCAACTAACCGGGGAGGATCTTCCTCCCCATCTAACCAGAGGTACAAACAATGAAACAATCTATAACCCATACTATCTGCTGCCATCTTCTTTTCGCTGCGGTGTTCTGCTCTTTCCCTCTTGCATATGCTTTCCTCGTTTGGTTATTGGGGGTGTAAGATGAATAAGCGCAGAAGAAACTATATCAAAGAGAACGGAAGAAACAAACTTCGAGAGATGAGCAATAAGCGAACCCCTCCGAAGCCTATCGTATTAGATCAATTGGATTACGTAAAGCAGATCGGAGAGCTCTGCAAGGTCTGGAGCCCTACTTACTGTACTTGGGTATGGGAAGCCTCCTGCCAAGTGAACGGACTTATTATTCGTAAAGAGTTCTGCGAGCCAGATCCTCTTGTAGCAGTTCGATGGAGTCAAGAGAAGTTTAAGGCCATCTCTAATCCTAGGTTCGCTACTATGATGCAGGCTGCTATTGCTAATAGTGAGTTCACTATCGAAGATATTGCAGATGCTATCGGTATTTCTAAGAATGGGATCTCTAAGTGGATTTCGGGAGATACCCATCCAACAGTACCAAGCCTCCTTAGATTATGTAAGATGTTATACCCTACTAAGTGGGAAGAACACTATCTTACACTCTCGAAAGTAGTAGAGATGGAGCGCATCTAATGTGGAAACTAGCATATCAAGGTATTATCCAAGGTCCCCCAGTAGCTATGGGGAGACCTCGGATTACTAAAACAGGAAGAGCCTATACTCCGAAGAGTTCTAGAACTTACAAGGATGAGGCAGTAAAGAACCTTCGAGCCTCCTGCGGAGAGGATTGGATTCCCCTCGATGGAATATTCAAGGTTACGATTTCCTTTCTCCATCCTCGGACTAAGAGATTATATCTCAATCGTGGAGAGATCACTGCAGGTAGAATCTGGAGGCCAAAGAAGCCCGATATCGATAATCTGCTTAAGATGGTGCTCGATTGCATTACTCAATCGGATATCTGGATAGATGATAACCGAGTGGTCTCTCTTTCCTGTGAGGATATGTACTGCGGAGCTAATGAGGAAGCCCATACACTCTTTTCTATCTATACTTGGAGCAGTGAAGATGGAACCGAAGTATAAGATATCTCTCTTCGATAGTCACTATGTAAGAGAGCCCCAGCAGGTAGAGGTATCCCTTCGTAATCTTGCCAAGGCTCTTATGATGCCCTCGAAGCCCTTTCCAGTACGAGAAAAGAAGAGCCTCCCACTCTGGAGCCCTACTATCTTTGCTGGTAATCGAAGCGGAGCCAATGCTATCGAGATCTCCTGCTTAGTATTCGATCTCGATGATGGTACGGACTGGGGCTGGAGATTGGGCTGGGATGAATACCACTACATAGCCCATACTTCTTTCTCCCACTCTGAAGAGGTGCATAAGTGGAGAATAATCCTACCTCTGGAGGAGCCTGTAATCGCTACCGATTGGAAGCGAGCCTCTCAAGCCGCTAAGGAACTATGGGATAAAGTAGTAGGGGAAGGGGAGCCCGATTCTAGTGCTCTTACCGATTGCGCTCGTATGTACTACCGGTTCGCTACTCCAGCAAGGGGAGATAACCATCTCCAAGCAGCGAAAGCCCATAAGGGCTCCGGGTTCCTTCGATTGGATTACTCCCATATACCGAAGGAAGAAAAGAAGCCTCGGTATCATAGATGGGTAAGCAGAAAGCCAGGATCCAAAGTAGGCATCGAGGCTCTATTCCATAATCCAGAATTTAGAATGGGTATAGCATCGAAGGTCGGAGCCAGTATAAATGGTAACGTAGCCCGAGATATCCTCTGCCCTCAATGCGGTAAGAGAGAGGTATACTTTTCCATCGATCCCTCTCTCCCTCATGCGGTCTTATGGCCACACTGTAACCGAGCAAATAAGTGCCAATGGTGGGGAAGATTGGAGGATCTAATATGAGCCAGAACGAAGTAATCCCTAAGGGCTGTACTGATTTCGGGATGTGGATATTCCGCGAGGCTGCTAGGAAGGATTGGAAGTTAGTACACTTAGCAGATAAGATCGGAATATCAGAAGCTACCCTTAAGGGATATATGACTGGACTACGGTATCCGAAACTCGATACCTATCTAGCCCTCTGCGAACTGTTCTCAGATAGCCCGGAGGAACTTTGGAAGATTATCCAAAGAGGATGCCAGAAGATGCCAGAGTATGAATTTACTTACAGAAGGCTTCGATATCGAGCCAACAAAAAGAAGAACAAGAAAACCAAATAACCCAATAACAAAAAAATACGGAGGTACAATGTATTTTAATCTATGGGTCCAGAAGCAGATCGAAGATCTGGAAATCACGAGAACGGAGCTCTGTAACACTACAGGCCTAAGTTACTCATCTTTAAACACTTCAAAGAAGTTTATGCCAAGATTATCTAATCTTGTGTTAATCTGCGAAGTACTGACAGAGCTAAAGCAAGGAGATCGAGCCTACTTCGATGCACTGATATTAGAAGCAATCAAGGCCAGCAGCAGAGATTATCGTTACGCAGTAGAACGAATGGAGAAACAATGAACCAGGAACAGATGAAGATACTACGAGCCCTTGCTAAAGATATGGGTATAGATGCAGAATACAAGCATGCTCCAGAAGGTGCAGATATTGATACTTGGGATCTATTAGAGAAAAAAGATGCGAAGTACGATAAGGAAGGAAACTTTGTAGCACCTCCGAAGCCTTATGCTAACCGCAGTAACATCGCAAAGATCTTGGAGAACGATCCGGAATATCGTAGCCTCTGCTATAACGATCACTCTAATAAGGTGAAGTGGAAGGATCGAGAACTCTGGGATCCAGATCTCGAGGAGATTGGTCTGCATATCGAACGAGCCTATCGGATCAAGTATCCAAGCGCAGATATCAAACGAGCAGTACTCCGAGTAGCCCACCAGAACTTAGAAGAACCGATCCATAATTGGCTCCGTAATCTTCCGAAGTGGGATGGGGCTCCTCGTATTAGGCATCTCTTCCATACTGTATTTAAGGCTGCTCGAATCGAAGGCTCTGAAGCAATCATTATGGAGATGAGTAAGAAGTGGGTTATCTCTCTTGTAGCTCGTATTATGCAACCGGGTTGCAAGATGGATACCTTCTTAGTCCTCTGCGGAGAGAAAGGATTGGGCAAGAGTACAGGCCTTAAGGCTCTAATCGGAGATGAATGGTTTTCTGATTCCCCTCTCGATATCTCTAAGAAGGATTCTCTCGAACTTATACACAGTACAGAAACTTGGCTCTGGGAACTTGCAGAACTTCACTCTCTCCAGGGTAGAACTGCGGATAACTTCAAGGCCTTCATATCTTCCGCAGAGGATAAGTTCAGACCCTCATACCAGCAATTCCCGAAAGCCTATCTCCGGAGAGTAGTGTTCGCTGGGACTTCGAATAATTATCAGTTCTTATCTGATGGTCCGGAGCGCAGAGTATGGCCCATTACAGTTACTCAGCAAGTAGATCTCGAGTATCTCAAAGCAAATAGAGAGCAGATCTTTGCAGAAGCCTTAGAGGAATACGATAACGGAGCAATCTGGCATCTAGAATGGGAGAGTCAAAGAACCTTATCAGAACTACAAGAAGCCTATATTATCGATGACCCTTGGGCTATGAAAGTAAGAGAGGCGATCGTAATCCATGGAAAAAATACAACTTCTCAGATGATGGAGTTCTTAGAGCTTCCAGTATCTCAGCAGCATGTAGGGAACGCTCGAAGAATAGCGCAGATCTGTAAGGAATCGGGATACAAGCAAGTTATTAGAGAAGGTGTTCGGATATGGATTAGAAAATAATCCTTGTATACTAGCCTCGAAGAGTGTATACTTCTTTCGGTTAGTTTATGTGAATTGTAAATGGTTGGAGAGCTCTGGGTTATGCCTAGGGCTCTTTTTCTGTTTAGATCTTCCTGCAGAAGTCAAGTATTACTTGAGATCCAGTAAGAAAAATAAACCAGATCGCTTCGAATCTAATCAAAAATACAGATTAGTAACAAAAAATACAGATAATAACAGATAGAAAACAGATAATAACAGATAGGTTAATCTGCGATAGTGCTCTACCTACCGAGCCAAAGTAACAGAAACACCCTAAAAAAGAGCATCGAGTAGTATAGAGAATATATTTTATCTATCTTTTTATATTATATATATATATAAGGGGCTCGAAGTACCCACAAAGTAGCATATCGAGCCCGAAGTATCGAAAGAGTAGCAGATTTACCTATCTGTATTCTATCTGTTTTCTATCTGTTATCATCTGTTATCTAGAGATCGGAGTGCTCTTTTAACCCATGCTCTCCCCGGAGTACCTCCCCAGAGAGCCCAAGCGATAGCCGCTTTACTCGTTTTATCTTGTCTAGCCTTGGCAGATCCTTCCGCTTCTGCATGCCTAGCGAACCATGCTGCCATTAGTTCGAGCTGCTCTTTATCAACTTCACCGGAGGCAATCCTTCTAGCGGTTCTCATACCTGTACCGGGTACTCGCTTTCCTTTATCATCTTTGTAGGCTGCTCTCTTACTCATTGGTAGAGAGAGATTATAATCGATTGCTCGCTGGGCTAGCAATTGGATCTCTCTAGGTACTTTTACTGTAGGCATATAGCCTCCTCTTGTGTTATGTTATTAATATGAAAATGAAAAGATTTAATAATAAACCTCCTTCTATCGATGGTGCTAGATTGGCCCATCTCTTTCCCGGTATCGAAATCGAGGAAGATTTTAAGATTAAGGATGCTCAGAAGATACTCCGAGCAGAAGTAGAAGAGATGCATCATGCTATCAACTACCATGAGATCGGAGATACTTCTATTATATCAGTTAATGGAGAGGTCTACATAGTTTGCAAGTGGGATTCCTTCGGAGTGGATCTTACCTTCGAGAGAGAAACCTTTCCAGCCTTGGGATTACTCGGAGCGATTCTAACTACGATAAACATAGTACGAGGCCATAACGGAGAAGAGGATAGCGAGGATTATGAGCAGATCTAAGAGCGATAATCTTCTGGTCCGATACAAGATTACTAGATTGATTCGAGAGGGCTACAAGTGGGAGCAGGCAGCAGCGATCGCTCTCAGAATGTATAGAGATGGAGAACTCCAAGGAAGCAAGCCCTACGAGAAGCCAAAGAAAAGAAAAGAGAGAGAAGAGCGCAGGAGAGATCGCTTCAGAAGATAATCCCCAGCAAGTAGAGGTACAAAGATGGGACAGTTCAAGAAACTATTAAGAAAGTATATACAGAAGATCGGAGTAAACGTAGTAACCTTCTCTTCTGAGATTGGAGTATCTAGCTCTACTGTATACAATTGGCTTAACGGGGTAACGATTCCAGATCTGAAAACATTACTCCAGTTGGCAGATCGATTAGAAGCTCTCACTGGTGAACAGTACGAAGAGATCCTAACCAAGTTAGTAGTATCAATCCCTCGGAGGTCAGATGCGTAAAGATCCTAGCATTAATCTCCATCTCGGATGCTCTCTGCAGGCTATGAGAGAGATGAAAGATAACCAATACGATCTCGCTATAGTAGATCCTCCCTATGGGATCGAGAGATTATCTAAAATTACTCTTCAAGGATCGGGAAAACTAAAGAATAGAGCTCTCAATATCGATAACAAGATCCAAAGATGGGATACTGCACCTTCCCCGGAGTACTTCGAGGAACTCTTTCGAGTATCCAAGAATCAGATAATATGGGGAGGTAACTACTTTGATCTTCCTCCTACTAGATGCGTTATCGCTTGGGATAAGGTGCAGCCTTGGGAGAACTTCTCAGGATGGGAGATGGGCTGGACTTCTTTTAATAAGCCCGCTCCTCTATTCAAGTTCGATAACAGAACTGGAGGAAAGATCCATCCAACGCAGAAACCTATCGAGCTCTATAAGTATTGCCTAGAGAAGTTTGGGACTCCAGGAGATAAGATACTGGATACTCATCTCGGATCGGGTTCTATTGCTTGCGCTTGCTGGGATCTTGGATTCGATCTTGATGCTTGGGAGATTGATACAGATTACTTCGAGAAAACAACAGAACGATATATACAATACTCGAAGCAGAGTAAACTATTCTAGGAGGTAGAGATGGAGATAAAATTGTTCGCTTGCCCAATCGGAAGAGAAACCGATATCGAATACATGCAAGAGAAACTAGCAGAACTAGACCCAATCTATATAGCGGTAGATCTTAATGAGATGCTTAATAATGGAACTTCCAGAGATGAGATACTCGAACTGGTATCGAGATATCAGCAGGAGGGTAATTGTTATCTTAATATGATGATGCCAAAAGATAACGAGTTCTTCTATACTGATGACTGGCTACGGGATCTCTATCAAGCTTGGAATAGTTACACTGGGGTCTTCTGGTGGACTCCTAGCCTAGCGATGGAAGCCCGATTGGCCACCCCTTAGACCATGTGTACCTAGGGTACCCCCCCCGCACTTCACTCAC